GGTGAACTTGTTCGCGTTGAAAGCGTCGGCATCGGACCCCGTCACGAGAGCATCGAGCTTCTGGATTCCCTGGAACTTCGAGTACGCGAGAACGAGAGGGTTGAAGGATACCCCAGCATTCGAGTTCATGACCGAGTTCTCGATCTTGCCTGTCGTCGTTCCGGATGGAACGAGCTTCTCGAACTTGACGCCCCAGTGAAGCCTCGAGTCCGGGATCTCGAATATACCGGGCTGTCCGGTGTATGCTGTTCCGTTCACCTCTCCGTTCGTCACCTTGAAACGAAGCGGAAGCGGTGGAACGATCGAACCGGTCAGCCCAGTCACAGCAGAGCTGCTGCACGCGAGCCGCGAAGGGGCGCTGGCACCGTCTCCGTATGTCCTACCACCGAGAGTGAGAGCTGACGGTGTGTCGGTCAAAGTCTGGGTCGTACGAACGACCGGGACTCCCCTGAACCCGAATGGAAGCGCGACCTTCGGAACGACGCCGGAATCGAGAACCGCGGAGACAACGACACGTACCCGACGGCTCGCATTTGGGAACTTACCGCTGATCTGCAGCCTCTGCTCGGTCTCTTCGAGAGCGTCGAAGTTGAAAGTCACCTTTCGATCGCCAACTTTCTTGGCGACGTAATTCTGGCTGCTGGGGTTGAGGTCACATCCGGTGAAGGATTCGAGGACCCGTGTGGTCGTGTCAGTATCGAAGAGATCCCTAACGATGACATCGAACGTGCCGTACGGATTCTTGGGATCCGTTGACGCCTTCACATTGGATATTGAGGCCTTGAACAGCTCATTACCACCAGCTCCGTCAGTGATCGTCTCGAAGTGGAAGAGATCGTACTCGGAGTCACCGAAAGGCTGCGAGATGATCGATGGGGTGCGGGGCGCGGTGTACCTCGTGTCGAAACGACCGAAGTTCTGGCGATAGTTCGTGGAGGATCCTGATACGATCGCGACGCAGTTGTCGCCCACCGTGTCGAGTGGAACAAGCTCCTCCTCAACGGGAAAGTCGATGTATAGAAGGTGCTGCTCATCGTTGAACTTCTTCGGATCGGTGTTGAGAACCTTACCGAAGTAATCGGTTGCGTTCGGATCGAAGGACGCGGTGAGAATGCGAACACCGGCGAAACCATCAGTGGTCGCGAAGGATGAACCTACCGATGAAGAGATGGCGAGCTTGAAACGCTTGTGGGTCGCCGAAGCTGTGTTCAGGTCGGTCGAAGCCATGTCGTCGATAGCAGCACCAGTGCCAGTCCACAGGGAGTTGGAGCCCGTCATGTCGAGGACCATACCCCTCGAGCCGGTGGGGAACATCAGCACGCCGCGGATGATGTTGAACGTATCAGCGCCACCTGGATTGAAGCTCGGGTTATCGCTGAAGATCGGGAATCCCTTCCATTCCGACGGGGTCGTGCTGGCAGCGGGGATGGAATGACGGGCAACGAGGAACTGCACCGACCCTGGCGTGCGGCCATCGACTGCCGGAAGGGCGACAGAGGAACCTGTGACCTTGAAACCAGCGTTTCGTACCGTGCCCTGTGACACTGTCGTCGACACGTGGGCTGAGGTTGCATTCGCACCTGCGCCAAGGACGCGAGTGAAGGTGAGGGCGCCCTTGTGCTTCAGCCACTCATTGGCAGCGTACGTAGCGGGAAGATTGGGGTCAAGGCCACCGAAACGTGCTTCAAAATCCGAGAACGATGCGACAGCGGTCGGCACGAAAGCCGGTCCCGATGATGCAGCACCGATGAGTCCGCCGGGGACACCTGTGGGCGCCGCGCCCGGGGCTGTAAGCTCAATCTCCTGCTCAAAGAATCCAGGAGAGCGAAAGGTCTGTTCCGACATCAGTTGCTCCTAATCTAATGGGATAATCAAAAGCTAAGTATCACGCAGGAATTGAAACGGGAGCATCATTTTAGATCCTTATCGGATTTGAACGACTTGCGAACAGTTGTCAGAACCTCCTCTCCGTGGGCGCTGGAGATGAGTCGCGCTCGAACGGTAACATCCATTGCCTTCCCTGTCAGAGGGTCCTCTGTGAGCTCCCGGGTGGTGCTGGTGACCTTCGTGGAGCCTGACTCAGCACCACCGACAGCGGTGGTGTAGTTGGGCAGTGCCGAGGTTCCGATCGTCTGGTTTCCACCTGCGCCGCGCTCGGCCTGATTCACCGCGTTCGTTCCTATCGCACCGACAACGGTCGGATCATCGATCGTCTGCACGGAATCAAGCATCCGCGCGTTCACCCTCATATCCTGCACGTTTGCCTGCGGCTCCTGCCGAGGGAGACCCTCAACGATCCCGAAGGAGAACTGGGTTGCTGAGAGCGTTCTCCTCAAGCCATTCGGAACGCCCGGAATGTTGGGGAGGATGATGTACGCGGGAACGGTGGCTGTCAAGGTGTTCTTGATCGCTCTCTCCTCGTCGGTCATGCTGTCGAAACTTGTGTCGCTTCCCACATCAGGCTCGAACGCAGCGTAGAACCAGTATCCGCCTGCTGTCTCGATCCGATAGGATCTGGCGCGGACGTTGTGATATCCGCTCATGATCGTCGTCAGTATCGAGTTGCTGTGCTGCATGTACTGGGTCCACAGCGTGATCTCATACTTTGCGGTGAAGAATTTCGGCACCGGTATCGAGATCGTCTCGTAGATTCCAGCCCCCAGGTTCGGCTCGAGCAGACGCCCCCCGGTCATCCTGCCAGGTCTATCGAGACTCTCCCGTCTCGAGTTGGAGATGCTGTCGCCAGCGTTCTGGAATCCCATCGAGTTCACGATCCTCTGGTAAGCAGGGTCCTCGGTCGATAGACGACGTTGAATGTCTATCGTTCCAAGGTCTCCCATCTCCAGGGACTTCGCTGCCTGCTGCTCCAGTCCGCTGCGGGTGATCGTGATGAGAGGAAGTATGAGGGCACCGTTCTTGTCACGAAGCGGCTCCTTGCGGCGGGTGATCGCGAAACGCTCTCCGGTCGCGAACACGACGGGCACACGTTTGAGGGTTCCATCCTTCTGCTGGTACATGAGAGGAAGGTCCCTGTTGAACAGCTCGAACATTGCCCGGTCAACGTCCTCAATCCCACAGCTCGGCACTGTGAGATCATCGGGTACCGAGCTGCCCTCGTAGCCGAGGTTTATCGACTCACGACCGTACCGCTTTCCAACTGCGAATCTTGTGCTCATTCGTCACCGTAGAACGATGAGTTGATCCCATCAGGAGTGACCTTCTTCGGTCCCGTTATGGGTGAGTCTAACTTCCCGTCGGCCTGCAGCTCACGCCGATCAGCCGTGATACCGAGCTCGTTCTCGGCCGTGCCACGCTGCTGGACGAACGTTGACTGCGTGACCTTCTCCGTCTCGAGTGTCTGGGCAGCTGGGCCTGGAGCGCTCCTGCTGATGAGACCCTCGCGAGCCTGCTTGCCGACGAGCTTGTATCCGGTGAGGTGCTCGACCTGACCGAATATCTTGCTGATCGTGACGACCTGGGTGATCTCGAAGAATACCGATCCGTAGGACATGAAGTCACCCATCTTCATACGGAGCCCCTTGTCAACAAGATCCTGAGCATGCACCCGCGCCTCGATGGAGTGGTACTTCTCGCTCCCGAACTTGTTCGTGCGGATCTCGCCCGGTGACCATTCCACCAGCGCGTCAACCTCTATCGGTGGATCGAAGACTTTCTCCGTCGACTCATCGTAGACGTCATGGACCTGCGTTACGTCGGTCCTGACCGGATAGTAGTAGATCTTCTGCCCGATGACGTCCTTTATGACCTCCTTCGTAAGATCGCTGATGAGATCGAGCTCCCTCGGTGTTATGAATAAGCGTGCCATGCGTCACCCGATCGAGATCACGCGTCCCATCGGGACGGGGATCGCCTTGAGTATCTTCTGCTGATTGTCGATCTCTGTAGCCTTGGTCTCGATGAGTTTGTTGTACGTCATGGAGTCGAGCATCTCCTTCAGCTCAGTGCGGAGCTTATCCTTCTCCTCCTTCGCCGATGATTTCAGGTCCGAACCGTCGAGCTGCAGATCGCCGCCCGGGATAGGAACGGAGCTGAACTTTGAACGGATCGTTCCCAGGAGCTCCTTGCAGAGCGCTAGTGAGTACTGTCGCACCCACTGCTTCGCCATCGAGTTGACCCGCGAGTAGACGAAGTTTCCGTAGGGAACGTTGGAGAGGTTAGAGACCCCACCTATCGACTTATCGTCGAAAGCTGGAGTGAGTGGGTTGTTCTCGAACCCGACTCGAACCCATAATTTGAGAGGATTCTCAGCAGTTGGGGCTGGAAATATCCTAAGCTTTGTACCGGTCACCCTGTAGCTGTAGTTTGAGCGACGGACCCTGTTTGAGATGTTCATCTGCCCACCGCGTAGGATGTCCTCGAACACCGGAAGGACGTAGAACACGGTCTCCGGTGTGAATGACTCGAAACTGAACTCGTTGTTGAGATAGTTGATGGCGGAGGTGGTGTCAAAGAATCGATAGGCAGCTGATGGGTTGTAGTGCATCACCTCGAAGATCCTCATCTTGCGACGCTCTGGATTCAGCGACGAGCTCACAACAGGGATATTCGTGTTCGGATCGACGAGATCGGTGTAGAGATCGTAATCCTGAACGCTCTGGCGTAGCTGGATCGATCCTGACACCGTGTTGTAGGTACCACCCAACCCAGCCTCGACGGCGTAGGGCTCCGCAAGTCGCACGATGTAGTTGAGGGTGTCACGCGGAAACTTCTGGGTTGCCTCGTCGAGGCTGCCTGTCTGCATCCCGAGAAGCGACAGGAGCTGGCTCTTCGCCTGATACTGGTTTACGATTGATCCGTACTCAAGGAATGCCTCCTCGAAGCATGCCCATATCTGCTTTTTCGTGAGCTCGACAGAGAGAATGTCATCTCCGAGACGTCTCTTGACGAACGTCACCATCGCATCAGCTTCGGACTGAAATGCGACGTCTGAGTCGAAGAATGAGAACGGTGTTGGGTTCAGGGTGCTAATGAATGTGGACATAGGGCCGCCTCTACCCTAAATAGGAACGAGCGGCGAATGCCGCTCGTTCGATGATCCGATTCTGAAAAATCAGACTGCGGCGGCGAGGATCACCCTGCGAGTTGACTCGTCCAGACCTGCTAGGTACCTGTTGACGGTCGCAGCGTGAAGCATATCATCAGCGAATCTCTGCATCGTCTCATTCCTCGGAGCGCGGGATCTCGAACGACCCTCCTTCATCGCAGCCCCTGCCGTCTGCACGGCGCCTCCAGCTGCCTGCATTCCACCACCGACCGCGGAAACTGCGGCACCGGCCCCCGAAAGAACCTTACCAGCTGCGATAATAGCTCCCGAGATCAGAGACTGGACCGCTGCAGCGCCCATCTGGATCATCTTCGCGAGTCCCGTTATCAGACCGGTGATCACAGCAGCTGTCAGTCCAAGAGCAGCGAGGCCTACTGATGCGGCGATCTGCGCAAGCGCCTGTGCACCAGTCGTTAGAAACTTCAGAACTGCCTGTATTCCGCCCGTAATGGGGGCGAACATCTGGGAGAGCCCATTACCCCACGCGGCGGCAGTCTGATTGGCGAATGTCGTGAAATCGCATGTCCTAGAAAATACAACTTTCGCGTTTGTGCATCCACTGAGGATGCTCGACCACCCATTGCAGAAAGCGATTATGACACTCTTTAGGAATTCCGATCCACCGAAGGTGGCCGCGTTAGCCCACACCGCCGCAGCAGACTTGAGAAGACTCTCGCTTCCAGCCGTCTGGAGTGATCTTGCTATCTTAGCAAGTCCGTCTGCGGTGGCGTTGTAGAACTTCCCCATGATGATCAGCTCGATTGTAGTTGTCATCGCCATTCCTGCGACTCCCGCTTTTCCGAGAGCGGTCGTGAGGCTGTTCGTATATTTCGGAAGATCGCACTGTGCACCCTTTGCGGCAGGGGCTCCAGCTGCGGGAGCCGCTGCACCCTTACGAGGCTTCCCGCCGAGGGTAGGCGGAAGCTGGAGGACATCGCCCTGGGCGAGAATCTTGTCTGCGTTGGCGATACCGCTCAGCTTTGCGACCTGATTGTAGAGGGGATAGTTGGCCTTTCCGAGCGGTATACCGTAGTAGCTCTGCAGGACCGCAGAGATCGTATCACCCTGCTTTACCTTGTACGCGAGGTTACCGCCGGCCGCTGGCGCAGTGGCCTCGCGAAGCTTACGTGAAACACCAGTCTTTGACATCTCCTCGCGGACTATATCACGAAGCTCGCTCTCATTAATGTACATGAATCAATTCTCCTTGAACCTTTGGATGTAAATATCGACTAATTTTGAAACATTCGGTTATTTTTTCCGATGTATGGACTCAAATAGGACTGCTAAGACGCTCGAGCGGCGCCTCGAGTCCTGTATGTCCCCGTGCGTTCCCTTGAGTATGCTCCAGTACTTGTCCTTCATGTCTGAGTTCAGGGTCTGGGGCACGTAGCGATCGAAGGACACACGATCGTCAGCTGAAAGAAACTCCCTCATTCGCGTGCCAGATATCTGGATCGTCTCTGATCTTGGAACTGGCATCTGCTGGAACTTCGAGGCTGCGACAGGATCACGTAGCATGTCGACGAGCTTCTCCTTCGAGTACTTGCCCCGCGCGTCCTCATCATCGGAGTAGAACACGAACTTGTTGACAACGTCCTTCAGCTGCCGCATCTTGTCGATCGCGAGCTGGAGCGGTGAATCCGGTGTGATGATAAGAGTTGCGTTCGGGTAATCACGATGGAACTGTGGCTCGAGGACCGCCTTCCACGCGTCGATCATAACACCCGGCTGGAGCTCATCACGCCCTGACGTCGACGTTATGATGAGAGCCTCATCGCACTCCCTAGCAGCCCTTCCGATCATCTGCCAGTGCCCTTCGTGCACAGGTTTTCCAGCAACCACGAAGATGCCGATGCTGATCCCGTTTTGAGTTCCAATCTCGAGACGTTTCATCACATTCGTTTTTGTTGTCAGGAAGAGATCCTCCTGACGTTGGATAAGGGACTTAGGGTGGGTCAACGCTCCGAGTCGATTGGAGATCGCCGAATCGAAGTAGCACTCCTGATGGATGTCCTCGAACACCTGGTTGAGCTCCGCTTCGGGAACATTACGACGTTGACCTGGTGCGTGCTCAGATGCTATCTCACGCGAGATCGCGATGATGCCATCCCAGTACGCCTGCTCCTCCTCACGGGTGCCAGCGCGGAACTTCTGCTTGATCGCCTGTCGGTGCTCGACATCGTGTTGATCGAAACGAAGGGCCTTGTACAGCGCCTGTGTCGCGGATGACGAGAAGACGGAACCTTCAGCTGCAGGGTACTCACCCTCGGGCGATATGTCAGCGTCCGTGGACAACGTCGTCTGGTAGTCCGAGAACATATCGTAGATTGCGTCCACGATCTTCAAGGGCCTGTCGACCGACTTATCATCGTATGCATCCCTCAGCCTATCGAACATCTTGGTGTATCGATTCTGAATGACGCGATTTCGAATTCCATCCCGTAAGCCACCAAGGCTCGCGAGGCTCCCTTCGAACAGGGTGGGGTACATATTGACGCCTAGGGCACGCGCGTACTCCTCAAGACGTGGTTGACCATTCTCGGGTGTGATGTTCGTGACGAGGTGCGTACCAGTTGCCTTGTACCTCGAGGTTCCGTACAGGGTCAGGAAGATACCATGCTTCTGAGGGTACTCTCGGCTGATCGTCGGTTTCCGCTGCACGAACTCGAGAAAGAACTCGGTTCCCGGTGGAATCGACTGAGTGTTCGGATGAACACGTGCCAGGTGACTGTGGACGAGGGAGTATTGCGCGGTTCCTGAGGAAGATGCTCGAACGTCTTCTTCACGTGCGGCGAGACCCCGAGCTTCGCCTGGGTAGATG